ACCATACATGAAGTCATATCCGTCTTTATCGACTCTCACAAGACCAGAAAACTTGTCAAGTGCTCGTTCTACGGCAGTTGCACGGGTGAAATTATCGGCATTGCTGGTGAATCCATCATCACTGTAGAGAGAATCCACAACACCAAATACTTTGTTCCAATCAACACTTCTCTCAAGATGATCAATGAAGTGTTGTTGTGTTGTTGCGATTGTCAATTTTTTTTCCTGTGGATAGAGAATATTCGAAAGAGCATTCATAAAAGTTTGCTTATAAAAAAAGATATGGGACTTACACGCATAACTAGCGTTGCCCAGAGATTAACGACGGATGACAGATACGGCAGGTTCACCCCTCTCAAAAATCGTCTCTACGACACTTTGAACACTCTTTGCTGTATTGATGCCCACCTTATCATAAACAGGCACACAGACCAACCCAAAGGTCTTAGAAGAGACACCTAACCTAATAACCCTACCAATACTCTGAGAAATGCCTACAAAGTCCATATTACGCATGAACAGCACTGCTTCAAGTCCACTGACATTGATACCTTCGGACAAAATAGAGTGATGAAGAACCACAAACTTCTTCTCAGGATCTTTACCCCATGCATTCAGAGTATTGAAAAACATCTCTCGGTCAACTTTTTCCCCATCAATAATCGCACCTGTTTTAGACGTGATATACATGCAAGAATAACCACGTTGTGCTAATTCATTACGGAAATTGGACTCACTCAAAAGATTGATAATCTGTTTAGTAGACCGTGCTGCAATGAGAATCTTACTCAGAGAATTATCATCAATGGTAGAAATCAAATTATCACAATCAGACCTTTGGAAAATACCTTGTGGTAACTCATTGACTACAACTTTAGGAGGAAGAATATATCCTTGCTCAACCAGTTCAGTAGCCGGAACATTACAAATCACCTGACCATAAACATCAGTATCATTCATTCCTGGTTTGAAAATAGTAACCGAATGCTTCGGAGTCGCAGTAAAGAAATAGCAACGATCAGCATTATGACTGAAAAACTCAGTAGAAGGAAAGAAGTTTCTCTTGACACTGTTGTGTGCTTCATCAAAGTAAATCGAATCTACTTTAATACCAGATTCTTCAATACGACGAAGAGAGTTATAAGTCGTAAAGATCAACTGATTACCACCAACATTCTCAGACCATAAACGAACAGTATCTGCTTTTGTGGTGCTAAAGTGCTCTGTCTCACCACTATGAACATGCATCACATGTGCATCGGTTTGTTCAAGAAACTCAGAACACAACTGTTCTGCCAATAATATTCGTGGTGCCACTATCACATGAACCTGATTTTCAAACAGTTTGAAATGTATCTTAGTATCCTCGATCATACACAGGGTCTTACCACCACCAGTGGTAACAATCACCTGACCCTTATCATGCTTCAACATGGCGTTAAGAGTAGTTTCTTGGTGTGGGCGAAGAGTGATGGTCATTGGTGTGTGATGAACTATGGACTTATTATACATTAAAAAACCACCCCTGTGAAGAGGTGGTGGGACAGTTTGAAAACTATCCCTTAGTATCAGTTACCGATTTTACCAGTAGGAAGCATTTCCAGTGGAGAACCATTTACGATGATCATTTTCTCAATTTGACCATTAGCAAATGCTTCTTTCATGATCTCATTGCGTTGATACTCAAGATACCTAGGAGTGATAGATGACTCCAGTGCCTTGTTTTCTTCTGCCTTAAGTTTTGCAGCATCAGTTTTAGTTTGCTGTGTAAGAAGAATGGTTTCATTACGAACCGTCTTTTCTTTCTTATCAGACTGAGCAGCAACAACACGATTGACACTATCAACTAAAGTATCAGGAAGATCTGCCTTTACGGCAACAACACTTTCAACTTGAATACCAGTATCAAGACCATTCTTAGCAAGTTGTCCTTGAAGATTAGTCTTAATGACTTCTTGAATCCTATCAAGGCTGCTATTCACTTCCAGAGCAGGAAACTCATCAACAGATTGGTTCACAGCAGAAGCAATCAGACGACCAATATAGTTGGACATCAGTTGAATTTGACCATTTCTATACAAATCATGATTAGACATATCATAATCAGTATAGAAACGATAGAGAGAACCAGGATTGATGGCATAAGTTACCACCACATCCATATCTTTCATGATAGTGTTGTCCTTAGTCTTAGGACGAAGATCATTCGCAGCAACAGTAATCTTACGAGTGTTGAAGGTTTTGATTGAACCCAATCCATCAAAGTGGATGCCAGGTTGAATGATAGCATCTTTCACTTGACCATCAAAACCAACATAGAGACCATTTTCTCCGGTTTTGAGTGTAGTGAATTGTCCTGCGGTAAGAGAAAGTGCAAGAATACCGATACCAGCACCGATACCGATTTTAACAAGTGTGCTCATGATAATAAAAAAAGATTAATCGTTTGTAACAGCAGCATAGATAATGACTGCTGCAAGAATTAAAAGAATAAGAAGAGGTAGGATCTTAAGAAAGAATAATGCTACCGTAACTCCTCTTAATAGAAGGATAAGAAGAATTATCGCAATGCCTGCAATAATTCCTAGTGTTCGTGTGATCATGCGATCATTGGATAGGTTTCTGATTGACTACTTCGTAAGTATACAACGAAAACTGAGACCGGGCAAGAGGTGGTGTGCCAGTTTGAGAAGTGGTTTAGTTCCAAAATGATTTACCGCGATCACCTTCAATCTCGCACTCATAGAGATGGTCTGTCGTAACCGTAGGAACAATGACGACTTCACCATTTGTTGTTGGTGCTACAGTAGTGGTGTTGCGGAGTTTAGTGCGAGTAACCTTACACTTGTGATCAGTGATATAGTTTTTCGTATCTATTGAATCTTTTACCGTCAAGGTAACTAAACCCACCAATAATGCGATAATAGTGATGTAAAAACCCATGATGATTTACTTGATTTCTTTATGAGCATACAATAAAAAACCACCCCTGTGTGGAGGTGGTGGGACAGTTTGAGAAGTGGATTTCTTTAAGATCTTAGCTCCTCCTCTTCAACCCTAACAAAGGTAGTCTACAGCAGTTTCATCAACTTGTCAACTTTTTATTTTTATTAGTAGCTCGACATCCAAAAAAAGATGTAATAGCATATCTACCATAACCATCAAAATAATCAGAATTTTTTATAGTAATTTTTCTAACACCATGTTCTACCCAACCAGGAAAAATAACCATTGTATTATTATCACAAGGTATACTGAAATCATATTCGGGGAAAAATAAATCTCCACCTGAAAATTTCTTTGGTTCTCTATAAAAATAAGAAAATGCTAAAAATTGAAAGTCCCTATCAGTATGAGGATCATAATATTCTCCATCATGATAATATCTAAGTTTAGTACAATCCCAGTTAGTTTTTGGTGCTATCTTACAACAAGGATGAATTTCGGCAAAGTTATCTAATACTCCACTTTTGAATAATTTACGATTAACTGTTAAAATATTTGATATATTTCTGTGATTTTCGTATATGTCATCTAATATAAGTGCTTTTGCATTTGTATAATCAATAACTCCTCCATAATTTTTTGCGTCCATCAATTTTTTAGGTTTTGTGAGAAAATTTAACTCTTCCCATATTAAATTTAATTCAACTTCATTATAGAAGTTTTCAATAATCATCAAAGGAAATGGTTCTTGATGTAATGTTGCCTCTAATATTTCACTGTTCATACTTATAGGTATCATTTGGTGTTGGTTGAATCCATCCCCATGTAGTGGCAAGATACTTAGTACCTCCTAATGGGGGATTTCCTCTATGAGCATGTGTATATTGGCATGGAAAAATAATAACATCTCCGGCAGATGCTTTTTCTCTCTTATTCAAATATAAAAATTCTGTTTCTCCACCATCAAAATCATCGTTTAGATAGGTTTGTATAACAAAAGTTCTACCACAACTTAAATAGTCACCATTCTCGTAGTGCCATGCATGAAAACCTGAACCTGCTTCAAGTTTTTTTATTTTACAATCATATATTATAAATTTTCTTTGTCCAAGAACAGTATATTTTTTTAGATATTCATCAATACAAGGTTTTAATTTCGGAAACATCATTTTGTTGACTCTAGTTGCCGATGCAAAATTAACGTCAAAATCTACATTAACATTAATTGATTTTTGATCCTGCATATGAGGATTCTTGTCTGTCCTAAACAACCTTTGCGTTTCTTCAAAAAATTCTATTTCTTCAATAATTTCTCTACATTCCTGTCGAGTAAAAGTTTCCTTATATCGACAAATAAAATCATCCTTCATAATCTAAAATATTATTGATACTATTATATATCAATAATATTCTACTGCTGTTCCACCTTCTCCGCCATTGCCATTGTCATCTTCTTTATTATTTCCACCACTAGCATTTTCTCCATTTTCACCATCAGAACCTCCATTTCCTCCATTTCCACCTTCTGCTTCGCTATCATCTTCTCCATCTTGTCCATTTCCACCACCTGTTAGACTACCATTATTTCCACTACCATTTCCACTTCCACCATTACCAGCAGGAAGACCATTTCCACCACCTCCACCACCACCTTCGGCATCATTTTTATCACTCCAATCATTTTGTTCGGCATCAGAACCACCACCACCACCTCCACCACCTCCGGAGACGTAACCTTCATTACTGTATGATTCTCGTCCACTCCAGATTCTTAGTCCATTAGAACCATCATCACCATCTTCACCACTCCTAGAACCACCATTACCACCCCTACCTACAACTTGTCCATTAGAACTTACAATAACAGACATTTCAGTTCCAATTGGCCAACTATTTCCAGTTTTAAATGCCCATTCACTAGAACTTGCATCATTACTACTATATGTTCCTGTTATATTAATATATACTCTTTTTCCACCTTGCCATGCAGTAGAATTCCTACCAGGTCTAGTTCTAAGACCTCCAACAACAACTCCATCACTCCATGAAGCAGTGGCACGATTTCCACCTGTACATCTCACGACAATATTTAATTCTTTACTATAAAACTGACCAAAGCTTATAGGAGAATTACCTATCGGAATACCAGTATCTAAAGGTAAAGTCAAAGATCCAATAGTTTGACTAACTCTATATCCTCCTAAAGTAGAGTTTCCAAATTCTGCTCGAATTTCTGAAAAAGAGAGTGACCCGGATGATTTAATAGTCATAGTTAATTAATAGAGATCGTTCCAAGATGTTCCATTATATCCTTGATGTTTATTGACTGTCGTATTGTAAATAATAGATCCTGGAGACGTTGCGATACCTGTTGTAGATTCCAATGCATCTCTAAAAGGTGTACTCATATTTGGAAATACTGCTGGTCTTTGTGCATATATCATGTCCAAAGAATCTACAGGATTTGTGGTGCCTATACCAACTCCCCCAAGATTATTAACTACAAATTTATTTTCTGCTGCATTATTTACATTAATAACGATATCATCACCTACTGAATCGGCACTAACACCAGATGCTTTAACAGAAAATACTGGATTAGTATATCCTGTCCCAGTAATATCCAACTTAGTAATTGTTGATGCTCCACCAACAATTCTTGCCTTAACTTCTGCATTTTCTACAGGATCTGAACTGTCGGTAGGAACTTGTATTACTATGTTACTACCATCTGTGGATTCAAGATTGCCTCGAAAAGATGCACTAATACTTGCTCCTAATCCAAATGTTAGATTTCCACCAAGAATTAAATCCTGATCAATAGTTACATTTTCATTAAAATGTGCATTGTCGGTAAATGTAGAAATTCCTTGAACATTTAGTAGATGTGTAGGATTAGTAATACCTATACCTAAATTTCCTTGATCAGTCAAGGTCATCAAAGGACTATTACTTCCTACAATCCAGTTGAAATTTAAAATACTTGGAGTAGTAGATCCTGCCTCAACATAGAAATTAACATTACCCTGACCAAAATTCATAAAATCTAATGATTCTTCGGTGCTATATGAATATAATCCTGAAGTATTTCCATACTTAATTACACCAGAAGTATTATCATCAAGATTTCTACCAACTCTTAATGATGATGCGGCACTATCACTTCCTACATATATTTCTGCTTCTCCGGATTGTTGGATATGTAGTGAGTCAGTTGGAGAATCTGTTCCTATTCCTACACTTGTAAATTGTGGAGCAACAGGAAGTCTAGCAGAATCAATTGTTCCTGTAGTAATATTAGCTGCGTCATCTAAATTAAGTGCAGTTGTAGCAAATGAAATTGTTCCTCCAAAGGATGCAGGAAGTCTAGCAGCATCAATTGTTCCTGTAGTAATATTAGCAGCA